TTGTAGTAATTCTTTTTTCTGAATTGCTGCTTGTTAAACCTAAAGTGGTTTGTCTGTAGTCTGAATTCGTAAGAGCAGAGCCATCGTCTAAAAATCTCATTTGAATATCTCCTGAAAGTTGTTGTGAGATAGCATGAACAATTACATAGTAATTATCATAGGTAGAGTCAAATCCAGTAAAAGAATACGAAGTTATAGTACCACTAGCATCATATTGATTGACTGCACTTATGACTGCTAGTCCACCACCCCCACCGACTGCTGCGAATTTTAATCCTGTTGCAGTTGAACTATCAGCAGTTAAAACTTGGTCGTTAGAACCAACTGCCAATACAGATGGATTACCAGAACCATCACCCACCAATAATCCACCTTTAGTAGACATATCGACTGATGTTAAAGCACCTGTGCCATTCCCTATGATTACACCATTTGCAGTAAGTGAGGTTGCACCTGTACCACCACCTGCGACTGGTAAAGTTCCAAAGGATAAAGTGCCACTACCATTAGTGGTTATGGTTTGATTTGCAGAACCATCGCCTGTTGGTAAAACCCAAATCTGATTTCCAGATAATGCAGGTGCCTCAAAACCTACATAGTTTGCACCCTCATAAAATCTTAATTCATTGTTTGAACCACCAATCTCTAAATGTCCTGCTGTTGTGAGTTTACCATCTGATGCAATAGTTAAAGCATCTGTTCCATCTGTAAACTCTAATAGTGTGGTTCTAAGAGAATCAGCTACAAAATACTCGACTGTGTCGTTTGTTTGGTCTAGCTCAAAAAGTTGTATGTTTGCATCATTATCTTCATTTCTAATGTAGAATTTATTAGTATCTGTCTCGTACCAAAACTGGTTTGCATAAGTAGTTGATGGTGCAGTTGTGCCACTACTATTTGATGCTAATGCTTGAAGTGCATTGTTTAAATCTGTCCTTGTATTAGGAAAAGTCTGGTTTGCTATACTAAAATCATTTTGACTCACTATTTACTCTCCTTAGTAATTTGTTTCAATATATCATAGGATTTAAGATGATTCCACATATCCATATCCTTTAGCGACATAATCGAAATCTCTGCTGACAACACTGCCACTTGAATTTTTGAATTTAATTGTAAAACCTGTTGCTGATTTTGATGTTAACTCATAAAAATCACCTGTCGCTAAACTCTGTGCAGATATACCTAAACCCTGCAATTCTTTAAATGCAGGTGAGAAAGTGACTGCTTTACCACCAGATGCAGTTCCAGATGTAATATCAGATTCAGCGACACTTCTATCTGGCATATCGACTGTAGCTGATAGTGCTGATATAGATGGAGTTGCAGTGTTTGAATCAGTCGTTAGTTTGACTCTAAGTTTGATATATCTTGCTTTATACTCGCCAGTGACATAAGTTCTAAATCCTGTGTATGTTGAATTATCTGTAGATGTTGATATTAAATACTCAACATTCGTATCATTTTGTTCTGTGTAGTTCCCATCAAATAAACCCTCTCTGTCGTCAAAATTATTTGGTTGTGAATCAAAGAAAGTTTGACTGTCAAATCTGGTCAAGGTGGTTGAGAAAGTGACGATACTGTCATAGATTGCACCTAAGTCTATAGTTGCAAAATCATAAGTGCCTTGATTTCTTGGTACTGCATCACCACCATCATCAAATAAACCAGTAGCATCATCAAAGTTTCCAGTCGCCTCATCAAAAAATTCTCCCAACTCAATCTCAAGTACATTGACAGAATCTCTAGTGACTACATGAGTTTTATCTTTTGTTCCTGTAAAGTTTGGATTTTGAGTTGAAGTAGTGACAACATTCAAATCGTTGTTGATTCTATTTAAAATTACTGCAGACTTAGCAGAAGTTTCGCTCTCAATACCAAGAACATCTACTGCTTTAATCATATATGTTCCTGTCATAGCAGGTAAAGTAATTGTGTTCGCAGGTTTAGCGACTTTCTTAGCGACAATAATTCCCTCTGAGAATGTCGCACTAGAAGTGTCTGATGTATGTCTTATAACATAATGAGATAAATCTAAATCAGTGACAGGTGTCCATCTTAAATCCACAAAACTACCTATCACATTGGTTGTAAAATTAGATACATCTGATGGTGGTGCAGTTTTACCGATTACTTCATGAGATACAGTCACAAAGGATGAATGCACATTAAAAGCATTTATTGCTCTTGCTCTTACTTCGTAGTTAGCACCATCTTGAACATTTATAATTTCAACAACATTACCTTTGGATTTACCCATGCTTTTGAAATCTTCTGATAAATCAACATTTCTATATTGCACTTCAAATTCATTCGTTGTTCCTTGATTCGATTGAACTGTTGCAACTAAAACTGTAATTGGTGTTTCTGAGTAAGTTCTCAGTTCATCAGTGACAGTCAAACTCGGTGTGCTTACTGTTGCAGAACTTGGTAATGTGGTGTCGTCTAATGCTAATGCAGACTCTTCTGCATTCCAGTCATATACATTAGATGCAGTCTCTTTAAGAACTAAATCAACACTAACAACATCTGTAGACATGTTGAATTGATACTCAGCTACTTCAAATATTTTATTCGTAAATCCTAGTCTTGCATTCGTAATGTTTACTGTATCACCGACTTCTAATTTGAAAGCTGATAGTTTCATTGAACCTGCCAATGTCATCTGTTGTCTATTTTTAAACAAACATGCTTTTGCAATTCTTTGAGCCATTGATGATGATGTTGTAAATGGTAAATCAATATCAGCAAAAATAGTTTCTCCATCATTGTCCACAAAAGTCTGACTTGTCACCATTGGATAATCTGATGGTTGCCAATTTGTTTCCTCAGATGTAAATATACCTTTAACTGTGTTGAATAAACTTCGCCTTGATTGTTTGGTATTTATTTTAAAACCAGTGATAAAATCATCTTCATCAAGTGATATTGATGGTGCAACATACTGACCACCTTTCAAAATAAATTTACCATTAGAATAAGAAATGACACCTAAACATGATGACAACATATCATCAAGTATTTCCATTGGTGCGATATCTGAATACACAACTCCATGACATTCATACCGATTCTCAGTACCACCTGCTGATAAGTTTACATTCTCATCACAAAGATTCGCCATTGTTGTGAATGAAGTGGTATCAATACTGGTTGTTGGAATACCAAGTCCAAGTCTGGTATCACTTAAATAATCATAAATACATAATGCAGGATTTGAAGAAAATCCTGTTGAGCCAGTTCTGAAATCTAATATTTTTTTACCTTGTATTTCTGCACTTATGTTTGGAATCCCATTTGGAAACATGTCTGCATCATAATCAAGTTGTGCATAAATATATGAAATACCTTGTAGTCTATGGTCATTAGTCCACGATGCTACTTGTTCAACTAAATCTGCATCTGCCAACTGTGTATCTGAACCAGTGTGTAATTTTATTTCAACTGCTTGTCTTGTGTAAATAAATTCAAGTGGTAGACCTCTGTAAGTTGATTGTTTGGCATATTTTTCTGGTGATGTTATTCTGTATCTTGGAACACCATTTGCATCTGTATTAAGTTGAGATAAAGTTAATTCCTCATCATTAAAATAAATTTTTGCGATAGAATTAACTTCGTGTGATGCGACTTCTATTATGATGTGTAATCTTTTATTATTATTACTAGTGTCCATAAATAAAATACCACCAGACTTTTTGGTTGTTCCATAAACAGTAGACCTTGAGATGACAGGTTGTTTTATCATCAAACTTCTGTTTGCTATTTGTTGTTGATATGCTTGTTGTTGGAGAGAACCATTCCTTAATCTTGGTTTGGGTGCTAGTGCCATTGAACCTGCTACAACTGCACTACCGATTGCTACTGAACCCCATGCTATAGCGATTGTACCACCTGTGATTGTGACTGCACCAACGATAATGGCAGTACCAATTATTGTTCCTATCTGTGATACTGTGCTACCCATTACTTGTAAAACTCCTTATTAGATTGACTTGAGTATTTGATAATTCTATTGTGTTCATTCATCCTTAAATAATTAATCCTTTGACCTATCTTCATAATCCTTGAGAAATAGGTTTTTGCATATTTTATCACTTCTCGAACATCTTTTTTAGATAAGATATCAATTATCCAGATGTTCTTACCACCTTTCCAATATAATACTTCACCAGTTCTTTTAAAATGATTTTCTGTTTTTTTGTTAAAGTATGCCCAAGATAAGAAACCAACGACCTTACCATCTTCGTAAAAGATTCTACTTTGACACATGGATATTGGTTTTTGCAAATAAAAGAAAAGTTCTTCTCTGTTGAGATGATTGTATTTTGGAAAACTTTTGTATAAATCAATAACAGAATGAATATCTGAAAGTGTTTTTGTAATCAGTGATTTATTAAGTTGAGCCACCACCCCAAACTATTTCCTTATCTTGAAGTGAATCTACATACTCTAGACCTCTATCACCTGTAAATAGATTTTTCTGGTCTTGGTCAGTGTATCTTCTATCTACTGGTTTTTCTAAAGTGATAAGTTTATTCTCAACAGTAATACTTATTTTAGAGGTATCACCCTCATCTGAAATAATCATAGTATCTAAAAAACCCTCAAAGAACTGATATGGTGTATCTACAATAGCAGTTGCATTTGATGATGTTTCTAAGACACCAAAAAAAACTTTAACAACTGTACCTTGCACATTCTCAGTCAATGCAGACGATACGATACTAGAATCTAGACCAGATAATGCAATACTCATACCAGTCGCTTTTACTTCTGATGATTCTTGTATAGATGATATCTCCAATAGATTACCACCACCAACATAAGTATCTGAACCTATAGTGATATCGTGATAACCTGTCCAAAGATTAAGTGGAGTTGAAAACCCTAATGACACTGCCATGAATGGTTGAACCTGTCCACTCGTAATCTGAGTATTAAAATTAGAGCCAATACTTCTGGTCATTTACTAACTTTCTTTTTCGATTTCTTTTTTGTAATCTTTGGTTCTTTTTTTTCTTTTGGTTCATCCATCTTAACTTCGATTGCTAAACCACCAGATACTAAACTTTCAGCTATTGGTTTCTGCCATGCCTTATCCATAGAAACGATTTCATCTTTTTCTACTTTTTTGCTGACATTACCACTTTCATTAGCTGACATCTCCATGCTTTCTAACATTTTAATTTTCATTGTCTTGTCCTTTTTCTTTATACATTACTTCTACGACTTGTTCCCACGATATGGGTTCAGTCTCCCAAACGATACCACCATATAGATAGTCCATCCTTGATTCTAATTTGTTTTTAATATGAAACTTAGCACTTGGGTCGATTTTATAAATCGCCTTAATGATGTCCATTTCTTTTTCACTGTATGGTATGTTATTGCACATTTTCCATCTCCAGTAGTGGGAGAGTAAAAACTAATAAAAACTCTCCCACCTTATTGCTAGTTTCTAGTATACCTCACCTAGCATTAAGCATCTGTTGAATCAACTGGGTTGCCTTTGACAACAACAACACCGATAGGTGTGCCATTGCTATGAGTTCCAGTTGCATCAATTTTACATCTGATGTATCGCTTACCACCAATATAGCCGATTTGACTTATTTGTGGAGTTTCGCCATTAGCATCTAATGTTAAAAATATACCACTGGAATCAACTGAACCCTCAGTGACACTTGTTGAAGATGTCACTGCAGTATAAGTTGAATCATCATCTGAATCTTCAAGAATGAAGTCAAACTTAACTGAACCAGAAAGTGTATCACCCTCTGCACCAGTGTTAACTACAACCATTGCTGATTCAAAACCCTGCAAATCAACTCCTGTGCCATTAGCATCGGCAGTAACGACTGCAGGAACTTGTGTTGCAACTGCAACTGTTCTATTTGAAATATCTCTTGCCATTGTTAACCTCCTTATGCACTAACATTTTGTAGTTGAATTGCCTCTGCTAGAACAACAGTTCCACCTAATCTTCTTCTTGCAACATATCTAATATTACCAGAAGTAGCTTGTGAGAATGGGTCTCTCATAATTGACATGTTTACTCTGTCAACTACTGTGTATGCTCTTGAGAAGTCTCCGAATGCGATAGGTTTATTACCTGCACCTACATTAGGCATATCAGTTGCTAATGTATATGGAAACCCTAAGATTGTTGATGGAGAACCACCAACTAGAGTCATTCCTAAGTGAAATATTTTTTGTCCTGCAGTGTCCTCTAATTGCAGAATATCTGCAAAAGTTCCTCTGTTGAATACAAATCTTGCATTGTTTAGATACTCAGATTTGATTGCATACACTAACTCTAAAAGACCATTAGGTTTTAAAGTTGATGCATGACCAGAGTTTGTTGAACTTACACCTGCACTTGAGTCAGTAAAACCAAGTGGTCTACCAACACCATTTCCAGATACGAATGCAGTTCCCTCTGCTTTTGCAAATTGCTCTGCAAATTCAGATGCCATTTCTGACTCTAAATCGAATGCAGAATCTTCAAGCATTGCTTGAGAAATATCTACTAAAGCATAAAGTTCATGTGCATCAATACTCATTAATGCAGTTTGATAGCCTGTGGTTTCTGACCTAGTACCAGTCTCTGCAACAAAACTTGCTGAGAACTGACCACTTCTTTTTGGAATTTCAATTCCTCTTTTATCTGTTTGTCTTACTCTTGCGATTGAACGAATTGGAGAGACTTCAGTAACACCTTTGATTAAATCAGCAACATATTCACTTGGTGCATAAAAGCCACCTAATGTGTCATCTGATTCGTAAAGTGCTTTCTTTTCGTCTGGGTCTACTTCGCCTTTTCTTAACCAGTCACCAAATGCTTTCATCTGGACATCAACTGTCTCAGATTTTTCTGCATTAGGTCTAGCTAAAACTGTTTCTAATTTTTCAATCTTAGCATTGGCATCTTCAAGATTTTTAGCTTGGATTTCGTGAGCTTGTTTCACTTCTGCCATCTTTGCAATGTCCTCAGACATTTTATCTACTTTCTCTTGAAGTATTGGGTCAGCATGTCCTTTTTTCTCAATCTCTTCTAATCTCTTAGAGTTCTCTTTTTTAAATTCTTCAAAAGATGAACCTAGCTCAGTAAGAACATTGTTAATTTCTTCTGACATTTTTACCTCTTAATGTTTAATAATGTTAATTACTTGCTTGATTCCATCTACAACATCTCGCTTAGATTGATTCACTTCATTTCTGCAGTTTGCATCTATGAAGTCTGCAAGTGGTTTTGAGATTGATTTTGAGAACATACAAACTTCTCGCAAGTAAGTTTCAACATCTCTCTCAGTTGGGAGTTCCTTTAGCATGTTAAAATCAAGAATATTCTTGACCTTAGTTATCTTAGCTTTAGGATTCATTGGAAAAGTCACCATAGAGACTTCCATTAAGTCAACCTCTTTGATGGTTCTTTTTTTATCTTTATCATTGTAGTTATATCCTTTTGGATTCAATCTATAACCGATTGACATAGAATCTAATGCACCCATCTTCATGAGTTCATAAACATACTTACCTCGTTCAGTCTTGATTGCTAATCTACCTTTGACTCTCAAACCTTTGTTGTCCTCTTCAATCTCGTCAATAACACCAATAGGTTCATCTGTCTTATGTTGATAAAGTAATTTAATTTGTTTTGGTCTTTTCTTGTAAATAGATTTTGCAAATGCACCTTTCTCGATTACATCATTTCCTAAATCTTTATTATTAAATACAGATGCATAACCCTCGAATGAGCCATCATCATCTGTTTCTACATATTTATACTCACACTCTATATCAAGAGTTGAGCTTTCTGTTTGTAAGTTGTCCTCTTCCTTTAAGACTTCTGGCATATCACAAAATCCCTTTTAAGTAAATTAAGTATATTTTAACAGTGAACTAATGAAATATGCAAATAAAAAAAAGACCAGAGTAAAATCTGGTCTTTCTCCTATTTTTATATTAGTCTAATCTTGAATTAGATACTGCTTTGATACCAGCTTTTTTCAAAACTTTAGCATAAGCATCAGCACCAGCCTCATGTATCATTACACATTGTCCATTGTAATC